AGCGCTGAATCTGCTTATAGACCCGGCGAAGGGACGTGACGTCTTCCTGGCAGTGGACAAAGGCCCAGCGAATAGCCGCGGCGTCTCCGGCCATACATCGGCACCAGCGCTCGGGATCCATGCGGTGGGTCTTGGAAGCCACCCGGCAAGCCTGGGCGAGGTTCTGGAGGCGGTTCCGTGACCACTTGAATTTGTTCTTGGCGATGTCGAACGTGTCCGTGACGAACTGCTCGCCGTACTCCGGGAAGTCCAGGTGCCAACGGAGGGCTCGAGTTCGCATAAACGGGATGTCGTGCCTGCGGTCCTTGCCGTAATGGACGATCAGCCGATCAAACTCCCGGATGACCTTGCAGTACTCCGTCATGATCCGCTTATCGAACGTGTAGCCCAGGACGTCGGCAGGCTCGAGGCATCCGCCCCACTCCTTGCCGGTCTCGTCCTGGATAACCCAGCAGATCACGTAGCCGAAGTCGGCCGCGAGGTTGGTCGTCTCGATGTCCAAGAACCCAATGTGTTCCGGCCGGTCAGGCGCCGTGCTGGGCTTCTCTTTGAGAAAGCAGGCCGGGTGAAAGATGTACCTGATATGATGCGCCCGACAGAAGTGGGTCCCCATGAAGACATAGTCTCGCTTCAGCATGGTGGCCCACTGGATCTGTCCGCTGGATCCGATGCCCATCTCACCGCGCCTGGTCACTTTTCCACCCGCTTGCGGTATAAGATCTGGCCGTCATGAATCGTGTACTCGTAATCGCGTTGAGCCAGAGAGTTTACGTTAGGCACGAGACGAAATGGGGTGCCGTCGTCAGTCCACAGATATATCCCCGGCCCCTCGCGGACGCCTTGGGCGCCGATGATCGGCCCGTCATCCTTAAGATGATCTTCAAAGATCACATTGATAAGCGGTTTCCAGTCTGGAAAGACTTCTGGAAAGAGCTTTACTAGAATCGCCTTAGCTGTCGGACACGCCTTGGCTGCCTCTAGGACTTTCTCGCTTTGGACTTTGAGTTCCATTACTTACCTCCCGACATTCTAAATGATGTGTGCGTGGGCACCATCTTTTTCATCTTACCCTTGCGGCACTGAGGGCACGGCAAGTGTGCCTCGATCGCCTTTGCGGCTGCGGCGCTCCACATCTGGTCCTTGAGAATAAACCCGCAGTCCGGATTAGTGCACTTGAAATCGTAGAGTGGCATATTACTTCCAGGGAATGCCTAGTTGCAGGGACTTAGACTTGATATAGGCCTCGGCCTCGTTTTCCTCTCTAAACCACGCGATAGTCTTCTCTGACTCAGTGGCCGCGCAACGAAGCTCGACTAACCACCCTGCATACCAGGGTCCGCCTCCAAAGCGTCTAAGAACTAGCTCGTGCATGTTCATGGAAACAATCTCCTTACCGGCGGCCCACTGGACCGCTTCTTGGTCTCGTCCGCGATTGGATGATGCCACTCAGTCACGGTTGGGATCAGTTGCCACCCTCCGCGAATCTCGTATTCGAGTTGCTTGCCAAAGGCCGAATCTATCTGACCCGCGGGGCGGTTTTTGCACTTGATAAGACGCGCCACCCCGCGGTCCAGTGTAACATAAAGGCGCGGTTTTTCTAAACCAAATTCCGCGCCCCGTCCTATGTCCGCAAAGAAACTCTTCTGCAGTCCCACAATGGCCACGCCCTTGTCCAGCTTCTCGTGGATGGCCGTGAGCATCGAGTTGACTTTCCAGAAGTCTCCAGACACTTCCATGTAGTCGATGATGTTAAGAGCGTTGGGCTCGACCAGCTTATAGAAGTCGGCGTTGCGCTCATACACGCGCATCTTCCACTTCTCCACGTCCGTGTGGGCCTTCAGCCGGCGGTGCAGTTCCTCAGGGCTCATCTCACAGTTCTGATAGATGACGTCCCAGCGGTCCATATTGAGCTTGATGCAGTGCTGAAGGAAGACAGTCTTGCCCATGTCCGGAGGGCTAGCAACAATAAGAATGTTCTTGGGGTACGTCTCGAAGACAGTGTTAAGTAATAGTGGGAGCGCGAGATCAAGAGGTAGGGCGTTGGCGTTCTCCCATTCCATTGTCTTCGGCGCCTCTTCTTTAGTTGCTCGATACCATCCCCATCTCTCCGGATTACGACGCACAAGTGTTCCCTCTTCGCTAAGGCGCAGCAAAGCCATGCGAGCAGCGTTCTGCTCTTCCTTAGAATGGAGGGACAGTGCTGAAAACATCTCCTGCAGATTGAAGCTGCCGCGCGCCTCATCGTTGAGCCAGGTCCTAATATCCAACGATACATTGCGCTCTCCCCGGCCGGCCGCTCGGCGCATGGCCGACGCCACTTTAATATCGATGTTTGGCATGTCCTTCTGGTCCATGGTGCTAGCAATCCGCCGCAGCGCGTCGTTTACCATGGAGGGATCCATGCCCCCGCGGAGCAGGGTGTATGCCGTATGGAAGAGATCGTCGTCTCGGCGCCCGAACGTGTACGGAGCAACGTTGTCGGGCGGTGTGTACGGCGCCCCGCCGGCCTTCTCCTGTGCCAGACGAAGCTCATCCTTGAGCTTGGGCGGGAGGGCCGGAATGCCACCGCACTCCTCGACCGTGACCACCCATTGGTACGCTTCGCCGTCGGAGCGAATACTCGGAGGCACGACGGCCAGATGCCCCCGAGTGCGGTACTCCAGTTTCGGATGGAGGTGGCCCGAAGCCGTCTGAAGATCGGGATCGCACTTGAAGTAGTAGTGCATCCCGCGTCTCGTCTTAACAGTTGGCACCATCACGCCCTGGATGTACGGCGCCATGAAGTCTACGGCCGTGGAATCATCGCAGTCGATCTGCGCGAGGCCGGAGATCTCGCCGAGGATAACACCGAGGTTGGCGTCGGGGAACTGCGCCCAGCAGTTGAAGATCTCAGCCGAAGAAAGCTTACGCTCCTGTAGTTCTTTCCATTGGATGTAAGCCACCTTCTCTTTCGGGCGCAGCGGTACAACCGACCATCCGAAGGTTTGGGATAGTCGTAATGCTTCTTGCAGTGTGTTAGTCACCCTCTGTGCCTTCTATGACTGACTTGACCGCTTCGCGCACGATCTCCTGGCCGGCCTTGAAGGGGATTCCCTTTCGGACAGCATCACGAACGGCATCATAGAGGTTGGGTGGATAGGCGGAACTGAAGCGCCGGACTACGTCGATCCACAGGGCCAGCGGGCAGGACTCGCACGTGCCGTTGCGCGCTCGAGTAGTCCCGTGGTGCTTGTGGCAGTTGATCTCGGCGTCCAGCGCCTTGCAGAATCTGTCTATGAAACTATCGGACTTGACTTTTAGTTCAGACACTCCATGCCTCCAGGTAGGTTGCTGCCAAGCGCAGCAATTCCGGACTGTCTTGAAACATGCCCAGGCCGAGGTTGCATTTGCCGCAAAGAAGGCCCCTGACGCGACCCGTCTTGTGATCGTGATCGATAAACGGCGGACGAAGGGGTCGGCGACATAGGGCACATAGATTGCGTTGGCTAGAAATGGCAGACAAGAACTCTTTGTCTGTTAACCCATATAAACATTTGCGCCTATTTCTGGCCTTTCTCTTGCGAAACTCTGGGTCTTTTTTATGTCGCTTCGCGTAGTCCTTGGACTGTTGAATGTGGCGCGCCCGATAGGATGGGTCTTTGGCCCACCGCTCTCTTTGGCGGACGCGTTCTTTATCTAGGGCGGCTTGGTTTTCGCTCATGTTTTACCCGAGACTGATATTCCTTTATTAGCTGAGATCCCTGCAAACACAACCCGCTTTTTCCTGCCGGGCAATACTCAGTACACCTGAGTGGCATTCCGTCTTTCTTCTGTAGCCATAATTCCTCCTCGGTGCAATCGCGGACCTTCTGAGGATCGGCTTCTGTCCTAAGGTTCTCGGCCACTCGGTAGATCACATAGTCTCGAACAGCCTTGTCGTTCAGGATTGGCAATTCGATAAGCTCGATCGGGCGCAGCCCGTCCTTGAGTGCGATCTGCCGGCCGTGATCTTTTACCATGGCCACGATCACCAGGTGCTCGGCCTCAGGGTACTTGAATAGGCGATAGATGTTCAACTGCGCCATGTGTTTGCTGTCGTTAAAGTTGCCCTCTTTCAAGAGCTTAACGCTGTACGATTTCTCGGTCTTGTAGTCGTAAAGAGTCTTTAATTCCGTGTCGTAAATGTCAGGACGGCCCCGGAGGGTGGCTCGGCCGGCTGGGGTGTCCAGTTCGGCCGTGAATGGTTCCTCTACGCGAAATTTATCGGGACAGAGGCCCATCTCCTTCACCAGGGCCGCCCCTTCTTCCATGATAGAGTGAAAGGCCGTCCCGAAAGTGGCATAGGCCATGTCCAGAGGATCTTGGAAATAGTCATAGTGACGCTCGAAGTAGACGACCTTCGGAGGATTCAGGATTTCCGTACAATGGTAAATCCCGGGCTCCTTGACCCGATCGGCCTTGCTGAGGACCAGCAGGAGAGGCAGGGGCAGGCAGTGTCGCGCACACTTCAGGCAGTCGCTGAACACATGCTCTGCCCCGTCGATCGGGCACAAAAATCCTATGCTGGGCATCGTTGCTTCTTCACGACGCCCTTGATGAGCTTAACGTTCTCCGGAAAAAGCCAGAAGCCGTAGCCGTACTTGACATCGCCGCTGCAGCAGTCATGGCCCCTGTTGATGCGCCGAAAGAACCGTACGGCGAGACACAGCTGATCTGCGAAATAGGGAGGATCGACATGCACGACGACCCCTTTGCGGCCCACGATCTGGGAGTTACCGGACTGAATTCCGGTTACGACGATCTTGTCGCCGACCTTGAATTTTCTTGCGCTCATTCAGACCTCCTTAGAATGGGGCTTCGTTTGTGGCGAAGTCCAAGATGTCGTTGGCAATAAGGTGCACGACATCGTTCAGTTTACTCTCTCGGATCCGGCCCAGACACTCATCTAGGTTGAGCGCCTTCTGAGCCATGACGTTACAGACAATCTGCCAGGCGCTGTTTACAGCGATCGACCTGGCCGTAATGGCGTCATGAGCCATGCGGTATCGAAGCTCGGCGTCCCGGACGTCGGCTACGGATAGACCAGGAGCAGGCGGCTGAGCCCCCGGTTTGACCACAGGAGCGGGCGCAGGGGGCTGGACGGCCTGCCTGACGGCTCCGCCGGCGATCTCGCCAGGAGGCGGCGCTGAGGGCCCGTAGACGGCATCGTCCAGGGGATCCTCAGACTCTGGGGCAGCCAGAACGGCACCCGCAGGGGGTTGAGCCAGGTTCTTGGGAACCACCTGTCCGGGCTGAACCACGGTAGCCGCGGGGGCCGGAGGGGTGTAAACAGGGGCCGGCGCAGCCACCTGGACAGGCTGCCCGGGAGCCACCAGGGCAGGGGCCTGGGACACGGGCGGCTTGGGGACGATGATCGGACCGCTTGGCAGTGGACGAGCCTCGATATAAAGCTCGGCCATAACCGGCGGGTTGAACTGCCGGTTCTGCTCCTGGGGTCCGATCAGGTGAGAAATGGCCTTGTGCGTAAAGCACGGGAACTTCCCGCCATCCGAAAGGACGACGTTGTACCAGGGACGCTTCGCTGGCGTGCCATCTGCTTTCATGGTATTATAATATATTGCCGAAATAGCGTAATTACCGACGGTAATTATCCGTCCAGATTGTGGCTGATTCATTGATTGTCCTCCAGATATAAAATTGCTCTTTCTAGCGTTGTCGGGTTATTCTTGAAATACCCAAAGCCCCTATTGCAGCGTTGACACAAGATACCGCGAACTCGGTGCGTGTTATGATCGTGGTCGATCGTGCAATCGAATGTCTTGAATACCAGAGGTTTATGACAAACAGCGCACCGTCCACCTTGAAAAGCCAGCAAGAACTCGGCCTCAGCAGGAGAAAGCCCGTAGCGGTTCTTGAGCATCCAGGCCTTCATGTAATCTGTTTGGGGGTGCGCGATACGATACGCACGCTGAAGGGCTGCCCGCGCGGCGCGGACTGCTGGATTTCTACGGCGCGCTCGTTCCATGGCAATGATCCGATCTCTATTAGTCCAATAATAGGATCGGCGCTGCTCTAGAGAAAGTGACATTATGGCTGCACCAGAACAGGCTCGGGCATTTGCGTGGCTCGCACGACGGCGTCCACGTCTTCGCGGTCATCCGTACCGAGGATGAACGCTGCGGCCAAGTAACACTCAGAAGCCGCCCCGAGAGACCTGTCAAAGATCTCTTTGTTGAATCGCTGCATGGCGATCTCGGCCGCGATCTTAAGCTCCTCGGCTCTGGTTAGTTGCCAGCACACAAGGATGATCGGGTCCGTCTCCAGACTACCGATGGTGGGGGTTTCGTCCATGTGACTCCTTTTTTAATACTCGAGACAACCGGTTATAATTCTTGACGACGAGCCGGTTATACTCGCGTTGATAATCTTTAATTACTGGATCGTCTACGATAGTGGTGGAAAATTCTCGGCCCGTGATCGCGGGGGCCTCGGGCGCCCGGTCCGACTTTAACTTTGCTGCTAGTTTGTCTAGGGCCACGTTGAAGCGCTCTAGTTCTTCAGACATTTTCTGCAGTGCGTGTAAGTGATCTAATGCCATGAAGACTTTCGGTGCCAGCATGAAATATAAAAATGCACGGCTACCTATCCCAGCCATCTTCGTCCGCGCAAACCGGGCGTTTGTTCTCAGACTCGGACCCGGCCCATGGCATTTTTTAGCTGTCTTTCGTTTCATTCCCACATTATTATTCTGACACAGAAGAAACGGGCTGTCAACAACTATTTTCTTAGCCGTCATTCGCCTATGGGCGAGAGAGAAGGGGCGCTTTAGCGCCCCTCATTGTCGTGATCTACCAGGAGATAGTTCCAGCCGCGAGGTAGGCCCTCGACGTCCTGGACGCACCCTCCCCGGACAGAGATTACAACTGTGCAGTTGTAGCCGGGCTTGACAAGGTCCTTGACCGGGACCCAGGCATCGACGCCGTCATCGAATGCCACCTGTCGAAGCCCATGGTGCGCGTCTTCTGTGACCGTGCCGGGCATTTCCCGCCCGGCATAGACCATGACGCGTGCTCCGTTCGGAAATTTCTTCATGGTGTACCTCCAGACGACCCGGCTAAAGCCGGGTCTTCTCTGCTTCGCGCCGACGGCCGCGAACCTGTCGCAGTGCCTCATTCAACACGTCCATCTGTTTCAAGCGTTCACGTGCTAGGCTGACGCTGCAGCCACCCTCGATTTGGCTCTCAATGGAAATCCTTAGGTCCTGCAGTTCGTCTTCGGTTAGCTCAACGACCGCGATCCCCAAAAAATCGCCAGCCGGGTCCAGTGGCGGACCAACAAACGTGCTTAAAAGCTTCATGGTGTTGACCTCCAGACGACCGGGTTAACCGGTCGTGTTGTCTTCGGGGACAGCGCGGCGTCTCAGGATGCGAAAGATAGAGAGACTTGTGGTCCGGCCGAGCGCATACGCCGCTGCTAGGCCAATGAGCCAGAGGACGGCAGCAAGGACGATAGCTCCGATGTACGACAGTAGCTTTCTCATTAAACCTCCACGCGACGAATGATCTTGATCTTTTTGGCGATGACAACCCGGCGGTGAGCTTGGATGCCTTGGGCGCAGGCTCGACGATACCGGACAACCCAGATTTGCTCGTCTGTCCCCACCCACTCCTTGGCCGCCTTCAGAGTGGCGAAGACGTGGAAGCCGAGGGGATAGCATCGCCGGCCGGGGCTACTGCCTCTCCATTCGACCGGAAGTTCTTTCCAGTCCTTGGCGGAGTCTGGGCGGAAAGATTTCTCATTCACCCAGATGCCAAGCGGCCGGCCCTGCTGAATATTTTTGCAGTCCCCGATGAGCACCCCGTCCGACAGCCTGACCCTGAAGACCTTGTAGCCGATGCCTGAGGTCTTCAGCTTGCCTAAAATTCTCCGAGATAAACACATGGTTTAATACCTCCAGACGCCTAGACCTTGGCTTGGTCTAGGGCTTCAGCGGTCGGGGCCGGTACGCCGGACTCGCCTTGATCTTGCGGTACTTGCTCGGTCGGTGCCGCGGTTTGATCGTCCGCTTGCTGAACCTCATCGTGGTCCTCCTCGATAATCTCGATTAAAGACATTGGTGGCTTCTTCAGGCCAGCACATTCCCAGCACAGACCACCATCCAAGGTCTTGGCCGGATAGATAGCCCGGCACTTATAGCAGCGATCAAATTTTACCATGGTTTACCTCCAGACAGGGCCTCATCGGCCCTTGCCCGCTGCCAGCTTCCGACGTTCGGATGCAGGCAGTCGGCTGTGTTTTGCGGTCCTTCGCAGTCGCTCGACTCCTCGCAAGGGAAGCCCCGCGATAGCTTCGGCTGCGGCAGGATTACAGACTACCGGGTCATGAACGGTCCGACGAGGGCGGACCCGCGGCCTAACAGCGGTCCGGGCTATCCCCGGCCGGTGTCCGTCACGCTCGACCTTTCTAGTCAGGTGATGCACGTGATAGATGCTCATGGTGTCGTCCTCCAGACGGGGCCTTAGGCCCCGTAACAATCACAAGCTTTGGAGAACATTAGAGGGAACATTCTCCCCCCGATGTTCGAATCCTCCCAGTTTCCGTCCTCGGCCGTGATTTTCCGCCCACGCGCACGTATCCAAATGTCGGGACGAATCTTAAACAACTCGTCAAAGAAATGCCCGTGAACGTGCCAGCACGCGGCCTTGATTCGCTTTCCCTTGGCATAGCCTTCGTCGAAGCCGAGAAACTTGAGACCCCGACGATGTCCCGCGCCCCTGCAATTTTGCACGGTCAGGGTAAAGCGAACCCTCCGGCCGACATAATGAAGCTGATCGCCTCCATTATAATCCGGCCGGAACGTGATGTTGCCGTCATATCTCTCATTGACCTTTCTCAAGGCCACCGAGAGTTCCGACGGCGTTGCGTTAGTCAACATGGTTTTTACCTCCAGACGACGGCCTCAGGCCGCCGCCGGCGCCTTGCCGTCCTTCGTGTCGGGGGGAAGCTCGACCGTCTCGCCTAGTTCCTTGGTCAAAAGGTCCGCCAGTTCTTTGCGGTCCTCCGCGGAAAGTTTCTTGATCTCCTCCGCGAATCCCAAGATTGTCTGACCAGGCTTTTTGCCAAAAAAGGTCAGCATAGCGCCCGCAAAACTCTTTGCCATGGTATGAACCTCCAGACACCGGCCCGGGCCGGTTACTTAATTGGCAGATACGGAAAAAGAATCCTCGATGGAAGAGACGGCGACCGCTCGCTGTGCCTGGCATTGTAGTAAGAGTCAAGACACCTTCGGGCATAGGGTCCGTTCCAGAGGCTACGCGGGCATAGCCTCTTTGCTAGTTTCCAGGCCTTAAACTCCCTTGCAATAACGCCTTCCCAAGACGCCATTTCATACGGTCCTCTGTTATGCCCAAGTAGAGCATGAGACAGTTCGTGAGCGAGGGCAGTTGCTCGAATGCTGTCATTCGTCATGAGGCTGGACAAGTGGACCTCACCCGGAGTAGAATTCCAAGACCCGGAATTTCTCTCCATCATGCAGTTCCCTTTAATGACTATTAACATGGTTCAATCCTCCAGACTGAGGCCGGGCCGCGGCCGCGTCTTACAGCAAGCTTGCGCGGTCGGCCGGACCCCGTCCTCGCATCAGTGCGAGAAAGCGATTCGGACGGCGTCAGGGATGTCAGCAAGCTTCAGTGTCCGGGCCGGCAGATGCTCGCCTCTCCTCAATTCATAGAGAAGAACCGTTCCACCGGGCAGCCTGAAGTACTCGCGGACGCCGAGGGCATCAACGATGTTGACGCGGTCGGCCTTCCCCTGCTCGTCCTTAAAGATGGTGGTAGTAGGGTTTATCATGGTGTTCCTCCAGACACGGCCGGTTAGGACCGGCCCTCGGCCTTGGCGATGGCGGCGCGATTAGCACAGCGGAAAGCGGTCGCGGGGCTTCTATGAAAGCTAGAGCAACACAATTCCTCTATTTTTTCTCTCCCTATATAACCGTGATATTTATACGGAGAGCCAGTTAATTGGCGAGGAGGGAACGCCCGCCACGGCCCTGGCGTGTGCCTGTCTTTCTGGGCTGTCAGCTTGTCTGTCATGGTTTGTTCCTCCAGACAGTGCCCGGACGAACCGGACACGGCCGACGGCGCCACCGTCTCGTTGTTTCGGCCTTCTTTCTTTTAACGTCCCCCAGGCCGCCAGAAGTGGCAGGACCTAGCTAGGGTCCCTCATCAGTGGAGGAGGGGACGAGGAGGAAAAGGAATTGCTTCCTTTTCAGTTACCATGTTCTAGTTGTCCTTGACCGTCTCTCCGCGTCGGCTGTTCCTGCCCTAGAGGACGCGCGGCCTGTGTCCGATCAGTCTGGCACTAAGGCGTGTCTGCCCAGAGCAATGACCGGAGACTGCGCGTCTTGAGGCCGTCTTGGTTGGTCCCTGACGGTTGCCTTGACGCCTTGAAATGGTTAGGTTGTCAGCTACCCACCGGGTAGCGAGTCCCTGTCTCTTGGACAGTTCATCCCTCTATACTGCAAGTAGCGTGCCAAGTGGGTCCAGGGGAAAAGCGCTGATCTTAATGTTTGTTATGTCTGTTATAGATGACAGTTGCCCTCTAAATAGGACAGTTATAAATGTTAGATTGTTCATAATTGGCCATTCTAGATCAGCGCCTCTAAAAGAGGCGAAGGCTTCGCCTCAGTCGCTTAGATGCTCCTTCGCTCAGCCTCTAATTATAACAAATATAACATGTTAGATCATGTTATAACGCTATACTGTGTGCGACACAGTATAGCCTTGCCTGTCCCCTCCCTCCCCCATGCTCTCCCCTGTTACTCATGAGAAGACATGCCTTGGAGCACCCCTGCACAAGGCCTTGTGTAGCCAATAGATACGCACTAGATGCAGTAGCAACAGGGGAGGAGGGTATCGTTCGTATACAAAAAAAATGTCAAACTGATAGCCAAGGATTGTTGCGGCCATAGCCAAGGCAGACGAGGATGACCAGGGGATCGAATCGACCGGATCACCCGTCGGCCCCCCTAGAACGTCGAGCGAACAAAGGATAGCCCTCCTCGCGCTGCGCAATACATCTCTATAGCGCCTATAGGGCCATGTGGGGGGACTGGATACTGGATCGTGTACGCTGTGTGTCACACAGTATCTCCTTAAAAATAAAGATTACTATAGCAGGATCAGCGAGTTACAGGCCAAATTGGCCTATATACGGTTGACAGGATCAGGCGGGACCTGTCAGAATTGGACTGTAGGGGAGAAGAATGCCCGACGCTCTCGAGAAGAAGCTCCTAGGCGAGGTGCACGGCCACAAGGTCTTCCAGGTGGACGGCGGCCAGGTCCGGAAGAACATCAACGAGGAGTTCACCAACTGGGCCGCCCACTGGGACCACCCAGGAGTAGTGCCACAAGGGGAAGTGTGGATCGACAAGGGAGCGCACCCAGCCGAGATCCCGATCTTTGTGGATAGGGCGATCAAGGAGGGGCGGCTGGCTCAGGGAGGCCACATGGCCCCCGAGAAGGTCAGGGAAGCTGGAGATAGGTATGAGGAAGCCGAGAGACAGAAGATCTTTGGGTCGCTCGTTGCGGGCAAGAATCTGGCTGGCCATCCTGGGGTGCGAGAGGTTCCTGTGGCGCATGACCCGGGGTCGGAGCCCTCGAATCGTGTACGGCTGGTGCTCGTGGACGGGGAACAGATCCGAAATGGTCCTGACCCCCAGCACGAGAACTTCACGGAGGGCGGGAACCACGGGCCGTATAAGTGGATCCCCAGGAACGAGATCTGGCTCGAGCAGGGAATGCAACCTAGCGAACTGGGCCTCACTGCTCTGCACGAGTTGCACGAGCGCAGACAGATGCTTGGTGCGGGAGCGAGTTACGGCCATGCTCACCGATCGGCCAGTATCGTCGAGCATTACGCTAGGGAAAATCCGCATCTTCTTCCTGCGATGCTTAGGGCTGAGATAGCGGCAAACGACAGAGTTTAGCATAGTAAGTAGACAAAACGTCTACATACTATGTAGAAAAATGGGGGCTGGAGGAGGCGAATGGCTCTGTTCTGGGAGACTTATAAAGGCTTTGACGGTGAGTGGCGCTCGTTTGAGCATGACAAAGCAATGGAATATCGCCCGGGGAAAAATCCAACCCGGGATCTGATATTAATAAGGACAGGAGGTCTTATGAAAAAGCGTATCCTGGATTTCATCAAGAGCTTGAAGTGGGGCTACGGGGCCTTGATCGCGGCCCTGTCGGTCGCTCAGTACTTCAGGCTGCTCAAGCTGTTCGGCAGCAAGCTTCTAGGCGCCGCTGTGATCGCGGTCGCTGCGGCTCTCGTGCTCAGCCTGATGCGCCACAAGAAGATCTAGGTGGACATCGACGACTTTCCGTGGCTGGTCATTGTCCAGCGCCTAGACACCGGGGAACCGGTTGTCTCGGCAGGGTTCATGCTGGAAGTGTCGGCCCGGACGCATGCCAACAATATCGTTGACTGCGTTCCTGAGGCAGTCGTAACGATCCTAGAGATCTAGAGGGAACTGGGGGCCTATCACGGAGGGATTGATGGGCCTCTACAACAAAAAGAGATCAGAGCGCGTGCACGTCTCGTCGGAAGACGAAGATTCGATCATGCGCTATGAGGCGGGAGAGGAAGAGGACCCCGAGGGCGCCGATACTCTGAACGCCCACAGCCGGCACAACCCCAAAAAGGCCAAGGGGCCCGGCGGGAAGAAGTGGATGAGCCGCGAGGGCAAGCGGGAGAAGAAGGCCGGAACCAAGGGCGCCCTGCACAGGGCGCTGCACATTCCCGAGGCTAAGAAGATCCCAACCGACCTTCTGCAGCATTTGCAGCACAAGGGCGGGCACGTTGGCCACATGGCCGGTATGGCCCTGAGGTACAGGGGTAAGTAAATGGCCGTCGAGAATTTCGACTCTCTCCGGGACGACTTGCAGAAGGCGATCCAGAAGATCCACGGCAAGGATGCCTGGATCGACGACTTCTCGACCACGGAAGCTATCTTCCACAAGCCAGGGAAAAAGGGGCGCGGCGTCAGCGATGGTGGGTCGTCTCAGGCCTATGCGGTGCCCTATACGCTCGAGAATGGCGGAGTCAAGTTCACTGGCAAGCACTACCCGGTCAAGCGGGTGAGTGGCTGGCAGCGGGTGCACAAGGACGCGGTTCACAAACTCGAGGGAGAGCAGACTGTGTCGGCAGCCCCGAAGGGCGGACCGTCGGACTAGATGTCAATCAACTTGGCATAAACGCGGGTGCGCGGCCGGGGTATCCCGGTGAGGGGCCACAAGTCGGACATACTGTGGTGGCGGGACAATAGCCGACTTAGGGGGACTGGATGAAGATTACAGAGTTCGCGGCTGTCCTGGTTGTGACGGCGTTGGCCGTCGTTGCCACCTGGTCGGCGGTCGATGCCTGGAAGTCCAAGCATGATCTGTCGGCTGCCAAGCGACAGATTGCTCTCGACACGCAGACGATCCAAGCGGCGAAGGCCGACGAGGCCGCAGCAGCGCAGATCGTCAAGGAGAGAGAGCAAGAAGTCGCTGCCCTGAATGAGCAGTTAGTTCAATCGGAGAAGGCCGCTGCCCAAGACCACGCCAAGCAGGAAGCGAAAATACAGGCTATTCAGTCGGCCAAGCCATCGGATCTGGCCGAGCAGGCGAACCAGATGTTCGGCGGCGGCATACGTTACAATGGGTCGGCATTTGTTGTAGAAGAGCAGACCTTTCGTAACATGTTCTCGAAGGCGGTCTCGGCCGATATGTTTTCCCTGGACCTAGTCCACGCCAAAGATCAGATTATCAATCTCAAGGCACAGATCACGGCGCTGGGCGGAGCAGTCGCTGGAAAAGACGGCATCATCGCCGGTAAGGACAAAGAGATCTCTGGATGGTCTGACACAGTGACACAGCTAAACAAGGCATTGTCGGCCCAGAAGAGACGCAGCTTTTGGTCCCAAGTCAGGGACTCGGCGATTGCCGGAGGGATCGGCTATGTTGCTGGCCGACTTACTAAGTAATGAGACGACGCGGATCCAAGCCCCATGGCATGTCTATCCAGCAGAAAAAGTTCGTAGCCGGAAAGCTGGCCGGGAAGACGAATAAACAGGCCGCCCTAGACGCCGGATACGCCGCCTCTACCGGCAATGCTCTTATGCAGAAGATGGTTGTCAAGACAGCCCTGCAGACGGCTCTTGACCGCGGCAACTGTGGCGAGGATAGAATCGTCAAGACCTTCGACGACGGCCTGAAGTCACGCACGCCGCGGCGCCGGGACAAGGACGGAAACGTCGTAGTCGAATCTGGGCCTGACAACTTCGTTCGCGCGATCTACCTGGACAAGCTCCTCAAGGTGCACGGGGCCTATGCTCCAGAAAAGCACATCACCGAGGAGCGAAAGATCCAGATCAACATCAACGCCAAGGTCGTCCAGGGCCTTCGACAGGCTGGGGCGATCACGGTGGAGGAAGTGGGGGAGCTAGAGATTGGACCTGATAACCCGGCTGACCTCGAAGGAGTGGTGGAGGCAGAAGTGCTTAGCCCCGAGGGGCGGCCTCTTCTTCCTGTGCCGGAATGTCCTGATGACCTTGGAGTCAGTGGATCCGGGATACCAGGAACTACATCCGGCGACACACCAGAGGCTGTGCACGTTCGTCGAGCAGTGGGCGAGGCCGGGACAGAAGCTCCTGATTCTGATGCCGAGAGGCTGGGTCAAGAGTTACATTGTGACGGTGGGGTGGCTGATCCAGAGGATGCTCCTGGACATCCTGGCGGGGAAGAGGGAGACTTGGATCATAAACAATGCGACACTCCCGAACGCAGTTCAGTTCCTGGACCGGTCGAAGTACAACTTCCTAGCGAACGACCTTCTGCGTGGCCTTTTCTCAGACTGCCTTCCCGATAAGCCCGAGGCTCAGGCCGAGGAATGGAATGAGCGCGTTGTCCAGATATACGGAGTTAAGGTGGAGACCGGCGCCGCTGAGGGCAACCTGGTTTCTCGGCACTATCCTGGTGGGGTCTTCAATGATGACCTCGTTAACAAGGATAATTCTCAGACTCGTGAGCAGAACGAGAAGATCATAACCTTCTGGAAGCTCTGCCAGTCGCTGATGCTTCCGTCGGCTATCGAGTTCATCCTTGGCACTCGATGGAGCTACGACGACCTGTACGGACACATCATGACCAAGCATCTCCGCATCCCCGAAGCGGAGTTGAAACGGTACAGGACGGAGCCCTACTTCGAGTGGCACCGCGGGCGGTATCACATGTTTCACTGCTCGTGCTGGGAGGATCCGATCAACGAAGGCGGATCGACATTCCCGGAGATGTTCTCGAATCGTCACATCAAAGAACTGAAGCACGAGCAGGGCGAGCTATTCGGAGGCCAGTACTTGAACGACCCGCTGGCCTTGAGCGAGTCGAAGTTCAAGGAGCGCTTCTTCGCCCATCCGTGGAAGCCCTCAGAGCTTCCGGCTAAGCGGCTTAACTTCCTGCTGTGTGATCCGGCCGGTAAGGACAAGACTGAGTCGGACTACACGGCCCTGGTGAGCGTGGACGCCGGCGAAGACAAGGTGTGCTACATCAAGTCAGCGGTCCGGAAGAAGCTCACGGACAAGGAAGCCTGCGAGTGGATCATCAAGACGGCGATCCAGGACCGGCCGGTGGGGATTGGGATCGAGGAAAACAAGTTCGGGGCCTTTCGCGCTCTGATCGAGTTCTTGCTCCCGCAGATGAATCGAATGGGCCAGATCCCAGGCAAAGCGGCCAACTATGCCAAGAGGATCCCTCATTTACTCATCGAGCTTCACCACCACAACCGGCCTAAGACGCTGAGAATCGGGAACCTGGCCGGCCCGTTCGAGACCAACACGCTTCGTGTGGCGGCGAGTGGGATGCAGGACCTGATCGATGAACTGTATCGGTTTCCGCTTTCACACTACGATGACGAATCGGACGCCCTGGCTTATCTGTATGATATAGTGGTGTTCCCGAGCAAGGACGAGCCCATCCCCGACATCCGAGAGATTCCGGAAGAGTTCAAGATGACCACCGAGGAGCGGCTGAAGAAGGAGTGGGACGAGGAGATCCCGGAAAAGAGCAGTGACGTGAGCACGTCTTACGAAGAATACGAAACAGATGAAACAGAAGCCTGAGAAAGCAGCGTATGCGAGACAGTGGCGGGCCAGTCACCCGGAATACCGAAAGAGAATTGCTGAAACAAGAAGAACCGCAGCGTACCGAGCGTACCGCCGGGAGTACAGGCTTCGCGTGCGTGACGCCATCATTAAAGCCTACGGGGGTATGTGCACTTGTTGCGGAGAGACCATCCCCGAGTTCTTGGCAATAGATCATATCTACAACGACGGGGCCAAGGAACGCCGGAGCATGAAGTCGGGAACTCAGTTTTATAATAAACTTCGCAGACTGGGATACCCGAAGGATCGCTACAGATTGCTGTGCCATAATTGCAACATGGCGAGAGCATTTTACGGGAAATGCCCGCACGAGGGATAACGGAGGCCTAAGTGGGAAACGAAGGACTGATGGTTGAACTGGCGCTCATTGCGCTGGTCGTCATTCACGACCTGATTTGGAACAGGCGGTTCGACAAGCTGCTGGATCGTTTCATGGCTAGGGACCTGAAAGAGTTTCAGTATTTCCAGAAGAAGTACGACAACGACGTCCAGGCCGTGGAGGATGTTAGGAAACACGACAAGAAGAAGTTGGCTATTCTTACAGAGCAGATGAAGAAGGATCACGAGGAAGAGCAGCGGGCAGCCCTTGAGGAAGAGGATGCCTTCGATGCCGAGGAAGCCAGTCTATATCAAGCCACGCTGCGGAGAGTCCCGCTGAAGCCCGGCGCCGTCGCCGAGAAGGAGAGCGGGGAAGAGCAAGAGCCGGAGTTGTAATGGCACACTACCGGGTATCTGCCGAACACAGATTAAAATTACACCGCGAGGCCGACCGGCGCTGGCAGAAAAGACACGGGGCCGAGTATCTTCAGAAAATTCGCAAACTTGCCCTAGACGCCTACGGCGGTCGCTGTGTCTGTTGTGGCGAAACAGAACTAAAGTTTCTGGCCTTTGACCACAAGCACGGTCGCGGAGGAGCCTTTCGTAGATCTAGTCATAACAAGAGTACCGGATCTTGGTATTATAGACTGATCCGTGAGCACCCGGCCGATATTCAGATTCTGTGTCATAACTGTAATTTGGCTAAGGGCTTTTACGGTAAATGTCCCCACGAAGGATAAACCATGTCTGCTGACACGTATGGGTTCGTAGAATCGCAGTCGGGATATTCTGGCAGTACCATATCTATGCGTGGCATTACGCTTCACAAGATCGACCAAAAAGTTGCTCGCGGCGAAAAGCTTGATGAATCAGAAGAAGCATTTTTAATTAATAAAGTTAACGATTTGTGGGACTATCATCCTGACGTTCTTTTTCGGTTTCCGAGGTGGAGGAAGTTCTTGGCCTGGGTCGCTGGCTACCAGTACTACACATACGAGAAGACGACCCGCGAGCTTCAGCCGATCCCCCTGCCGAGGAAGAGGAAACTCGTCTTCAATCGGCTGAGGTCATTCGCCAGGATGCTCCTGGCTAAGCTGTGTGCTTCGACTCCAAACCTGGCGATCACGCCCAACGACGACGAGTACGACAACCAGGAAGCCGCGGAGCTTGGAGATACGGTGTTAGAGTTTTTGTCGAAAAAGATTAAGTTCGACAAGCTTCATCGCACGTTCAAGATGTGGTACATCTTGACCAACTCTGCTTATCTGCGTGTCTTCTGGAACGAGCAGGGCGAGGGGGATCTCGGAGTTCGCGGGGTTGACAAGTTGGACGCGAACGGAAAGCCGACCGGCGAAAAGATCTACGAGAAGATGACCGAGGACGGCGAGGTTGCCATGGAGGTGGTCCCGCCGTTCAACTGCCGGCACGACCCGCTCAATTTCGAGCGAGAGAATTGGCGCTGGTTCATCTACGGATGCGAAGAAGATGCCGAGTCCATCGAGGAAGAGTACGGCCTCAAGGAAGGCATTCTTCGGGACGTAACGGACACCAAGACCGAGAACGTTTACATCCTTGAGACGACTGGAGATAAGGACTTTTCGATCGGCACTCCCGTCAAGCAGGAGGCCATTGTCGGGCGCGTCGTGACCAGGAAGCAACTCTGGACCCCGAATATGTATGCGTACATCGCCGGGACGACGCTGCTCGAGTATGGCCAGAACCCGGATGGCGAGATCCCGTTCTTTAAGTATGAGGAGCGACTGGTCCCCATCGAGCACTACGAGAAGGGCCTCATCTACAACGACCCGGTCATCAAGGACATGATCCCGGTCCAGCGCGAGTACAACAGGTGGAAGAGCAACATCTCCAACGCGCTCGAGCGGGCGATTAAAGTGCGCGTCCTGATGCCCTACGATTCCGGCATCAACAAGACTCATATGATCGAAGAGGCCGGGATGACGGTCATCGACTACAACCCGGAGCGGGCCAAGCCGGAGCAGCTTCATCTCGACACGCTGCCACCGTTTGTCCCAGAGTATTGTAACGACCTAGAGCGTGAGTTCGAGAGCGTGAGTAGCATCCACGAGGCCAGCTTCGGCCGGCTTCCCGAAAGGGCTAGCCACGCGTCGGGGGTTCTCGTCAACCTTCTGGTGGAGCAGGACGACGTTGTTATCGACCCGACAATTAAAGAGATGGACACAGTCTTCGCCAGTGCGTGGACGCTGGCGATGAAGATGGTCCAAAGGAACTACACGATCGCTAGGTTGATTAAGGCCGCTGGCGATATTTATGCAGACGGCGCGATCAAGTTCCGCGGGGCTGATCTCCGCGGCAATACAACCGTCTCGGTAAACTCGAACATTGGGTTGCCCAAGAGCCGGGCCCTCCGCGTGGAGTACATTATGCAACTGCGCGATAAGGGACTTCTCAAGGATGACCAGAACACGCTCGAGTTGCTGGAGTTCGGCAATGCGCGGCGCATCTTCACGGACGCCCTCCTTGACCGGAAGCGCGCGCTCCGCGAGAACGCCATGATCGCCGACAACCCCAACATTAGCGATGACACTAAAAAGTGGATCTACCAGTTTGAGGACTCTGCCGCTCACCTATTGATCCACAAGCGGGATCGCCTGTCCCCCAAATACGAGCGGTATACCGACGCCCAGAAGAATGCTCTCGATACTCACATTCTGGCAACGGCGCAAACGGTGGCTCAGAATGCTCAGGCGGCTCTGGGCCAGGCCCCCGCACCGGCTGGAGCAGTCCAGCCCGGGGCCCCTGCTCCGCAAGCACAACCAACCCTCCAAGAGGCTATGCCGGGACCCGCTGGCGCACCTGGCGCCGCCCAAGCCCCCATTGCGTAGTCGAAAAGGAAGTTGTCGAAGGAGTCTATAAATGGCACTCGCACCAGGCGATGCAGAAGGCGTTTTGAAGGAAGAGGAACTCTCCGACGAACCGGGTGAGATGGGGTTCCGTGATCTCGAAGACGAGCATATCATGGAGTTCCACGAGGAGCCCGACGAAGAGGTAGAGCCAGCCGAATCCGGAGAAGCCGAGGAACCGGAGGACAAAGGCAAGGGCAAGGAAGCAGTAGAAGAGAAACCGCCCGCAAAGCCCAAGGAAGTAGCGGTAGAAAAGAAGGGCGGGAAACCCGCGGAGACGACCGAAGAGGACCCGATCGTCACGCGCGTCGGCAAGGATACGATCCTAAAGGTCAAAGGCAAGGAGTACAAGCTTTCGGAGTTCAAGCCGGAAGAGGTACAAACCTTCCTGCAGAAGGGCCTGCGATTCACGCAGCTAACCCAAGAAACTGCAGATCGGGAACGTGCTCTTGACGAACGTGAGCGGTCCTTAAACGCATCGGCCCAGCGCCTGAATGCTCTACAGCGGACCCAGACCGAGCTAAAGCCCGGGGCAACAACCGAACAGGAATTGCCCAAGGAGCTTAAGCCCAATGATCTGGACTCCGAAGAGATGAAGGCGTTAAAATCGGTGGCCGCCGAATCGTGGAAGGCTAAACAGGCTCTGACGGCGCGGCTTGACGCGCTCGAGGGCCGGGCTAACAGTCAGCAAGTCGAAGAGGCTAGCAAGGCTTTCATCAATGACATCGCTGCGATGAAGAAGTCGGACTATCCTCTGGCCAGCCTGGAAGAGGTCATTGCGATCCATTCCTTGCGCCCTGACATCCCGGTTAAAGAGATCGTCAAGAAAAGTCACGAGATCTATTCTTCCCGGCAACACGTGGACTCGGTACTCTCTGCCAATCCGCTCCTCCGCAAGGAGCTTAAGGACGAGATGGTGGCGGAGTACCTATCCGAACGGAAGAAAACCGGAAGTGTGGCCGGTCGGCCCTCGCCCTCGTTGGGGCGAGTGGTGCCTGCGAGAACCCCTGGCAAACAGATTCCTCGAAACTTCGAGGAAGCTGGTAAAATGGCCAAGCGTCGAATCGCCGAGCTAGAAGCTGCGGCCGAGGAGGCTTAGGCCAACAAACACAGGAGATCTAAGTGGCTGGACAGGAATATCAGTACATCAGTGACATCCTGAAGGAGTTCTACACTCCTGTCATCGTCAACCAGATGTACAAAAAGAGCCCCGTGTGGGCTCTTCTCAAGAAGAAGACCGCTCCTTACGCCGGCAAGCGCGTTGTTATCCCGGTTCGGGTGGCCTTCACGGAAGCTGTCGGCGCTCTCGCTGCCAACAATTACACCCTCATGAGCGCACAGCGGAACACCTACGATCAGGCCTGGATCCTCATGAAGAGGAACTACGGTCGGGTCATGGTGGACGGTTTCTCCATCGAAGCGGCCAAGGGCAAGGGCGGCTGGATCGACGTCCTGCAGGGGGAAATCGAGGGCAACCTCGATGCCTTCGCGCTGGACGTTGACCGGCAGCTAATGGCCGATGGCTCTGGCGTTCTCGGTATCGCTCTGACGACCGGTTCGTACAGCGCTGTCATCACTGGCCCCGCCAATCTGATGGGGGACATCAACCCGACAGCGGCCAAGTGGTTCCGAAAGGGCCAGTTGGTCGATGTCTACGCGAGCAACAAGACCTCGTACAAGGGCTATGCCCAGGTTTCCTCGGTCGTTCCCAGCACGCACACCGTCAACTTCGCCGCGGCCCCCTCGGGCGGGGCGCTGGCTGACGGTGACTACTTCTTTAAGAAGGGAACCTACGAGTCGTCTACGGCGAACGGCGAGATGGTCGGCCTTGAAGGCATCATCAGTGCGGGAAATCTTAACGGTGGCTCGGACTTCGAGAACATTGACGCCTCTGCCGAAATCACCTGGCGGTCCCAGGTCTTCAACATCGCCTCCCTCGCCCGCCCCACCGGGACCAACAAGCCCTCGACCACAACCCTCACGGAAGCCGACATCCAGGCCGACCTGGACGCGATCGACAACTACAGTGCTGGCGAGCCTGTAGACATCGCGATCATGACCAAGGCTCTCCGCAATAAGCTCATCGCAGACCAGAAGCTCGCCTACCGAACGGAAGTCATCGAACTCAACGCCGGCTGGAAAGCCATCAAGTACTCCGGCGGAGACGTGGAACTCCCGATCATGGGCATCAAGATGTGCCCGACCGGCCGCGTCTATTATCTCTCTCAGCCTCATCTCGCCCTCTACGTCCTCAAGGCGTTGCAGTGGGATGACAAGCTGGGCGGGGTAATCAAGGGTATCGCCGGCATGGACGCCTATGAAGCGTGGTTCAAGATCTACAGCAACATGGGCACAAACTGCCGGAACTCGATGGGCAAGTCGTTCGGTTACACGACTAGCTAAGCGGACCTCCAGTTTCCCCATAGCAACCCGGGGATCACCCCGAACGTGGGTGGTCCCCGGGCTCTGCGCTAAGGAGGGACAATGGCCGACAAGATCTTAACCGACTCCCTGGAATGGAAAGATGTTCTTACAGTCATGGAGCGCAACAGCGCTGTCTTGACCGGACCGACCGGCCCGTCGGTCACGGGTCCCACTGGCCCTCATGTCACCGGGCCTACTGGAGCATCCTCGACCGTAACGGGGCCTACCGGCCCCAGCATTACCGGTCCGACCGGTCCGTCCGTTACTGGCCCAACCGGGCCCGGGATTACCGGACCAACCGGACCGACTGTAACCGGCCCAACGGGGCCGTCTGTGACTGGTCCCACTGGAGCAGCCTCTACCGTAACCGGCCCGACTGGTCCGTCGATCACCGGTCCTACCGGAGCAGCTTCTACCGTTACCGGCCCTACCGGACCGGATAATGCCACCCTTACCGGTCCTACCGGTCCGTCTGTCACCGGTCCTACCGGTCCGTCTGTTACCGGTCCGACCGGGGCGGCATCGACTGTCACTGGACCTACGGGACCCGGACTGACCGGCCCTACCGGAGCAGCTTCTACCGTTACCGGCCCTACCGGCCCCGGTATCACTGGGCCAACTGGTCCATCCGTTGCTCCTCAGTCTCCGGAGCACCTGGGCGCTGACCTTCAGGTTGACTATGCCGCCACAGATTTCGCCGCAGAACCCGGCGCCATCGCTGAGGCTATTAACGCCACGAACAAGCGTATCAACGACTTTGTGGAAGCGATGGTCGATCTGGGCCTACTCTCGTAATCTGAGGGGAGGGCTTCGGCCCTCCCCTTTTCTTTTTGGAGGGGAAACATGGTCATTGAACCGCCGCGGTGGTTCAGGCGCGAGCTATGGGTTGAGAATCACGGCTTATTTGTCGTGTGGGACCAGCGCAGGAAGCGCTGGACGATCCGGGCGTGGGCTCAGAAAAGTCCTCGCAGGACGGCCTCGCGGCCGGACTGGATCGACAAGAGCGTTATCATCACGACCGTGTGTTTTCGCGATGGTGGCGGACATGACATCGGCTTCAAGCCCTTGGATAGCCGGGCTCTCTACGCACTGAGACGGTCCCGGTGGCTTGGCGAAGGCGTCGGTCGTGCTCAAATGGAAATCGACTCCGCCAACGAGAAGTTGGAGAAGGAGTTCGACGACCTCATCCGGACGGCGAGTCGGGATGCGGTCATAGATGCTTTCAAGCACTTTGACACGGTGTCAGTGTACGGAGGCGTCACTACCCCGATCCGGTACAAGAAACCGGATCCTGTAAGACACATGGAAGAGGTGGCCGAGTCGGCCATGGAGACGGTGGAGACGCTATGACAGACGTAGAGTTTGAAAATCTCTGTCGGATGTGGTTGAACGACGTGGATAAGTCGTTCTGGACCGATGCCGACTTTGTCATCATGAAGAAGACGGCTCTCCAGACCGTTTTCGATAAGTGGGCCCTCATGCTCGAGCCGGCCTACGGAGATAACGTCACCTTTGACGTCACACCGAATACCATGTCGTATGACCCCCTGGTCATTGCCCCGACGTGTTATAAGATCTTGCGCCTGGAGGTGGCCGAGACAGGGGACAAGATCCACTATGTCTGGCGGAATCAACTGTTCTTCTACGAGAAGATGAATGCGGCACCTCCGACTAATTGGACATTCCAGGCCAAGAAGATCCGGCTTTTCCCGGTCTCTCAAGTCCTGATCCCCGGCTATCTCCGCATGCACTTTATGCCCAAGTTTGCCACCCTGGCGGACTATCCCGATTGCTTGCACTCCGTGGCAGCTATGGAGCTTGTTGTTTCGGCCAGGCTGAAGGACGAGAAGATCTCTCAGGATGCCAACTTTATGCTTCAGCGGTATGAAGATGCTGCTCGGCGCGCGCTGGTCCAGGCTCAGGCTCAGGAGCCTTACGTGGCCGCCCTGTTCGACGTGGCGGAGGATGTCGATGATTATTGAGGATAAGAGACGCGTCAAAAGAGACTACATGTGCCGGTATAACCAGACCTCAAAAGGGAAATCCTATAACCAAGAACATTCCAAAGCGTGGTATGAGAAGCATAAGAATGATCCGGGCTTCAAAGAGCACCGTGCCGAGATATTGAAAAAGTACAAAAAAACTCACCCAGAACAACAGAAGATTTGGTGGCTCAAAAAGAAATACGGATTAACCCTGGCTGAGTATAATCAGATTCACGAACGCCAGCAAGGAGCCTGTGCTATCTGTCTCAAGTCGTTGCTTCCAGGCCTGACTCATGTAGACCATGATCACAATACAGGGCGCGTGCGAGGTTTGCTCTGCCGGCGCTGCAATCGGGCGATTGGACTTCTTTATGACGATCTACTCATTTTAAGACACGCTATCGAATACTTAGAAAGCCGATGATTACTAAGCCGTTTGACCTTTCTATGCAAGTTCTGTTCGCTCTTCAGGACTTGAAAAATAGAAAGGTCACTCGGGAGAGAAGGGATTCTCTAGCCCTGGAACTTCGCTCAGACCTTAGAGAGGCACGTCTCCTAATTGAAAGCCTCGGGTTTAAGGCCGTACTTGGCGTAATCGATTATATCAAATGCCCCGACGTTCCAAGGCGACCGACTAGAAAAGAATCCTTACGCCTGGAGACTCTTCGGGATAGTCTCGACAGGTGGAGTGTTCTTGTGCCAAAGAGTACCCAGGATATTTTAGAAGAGCAGGCGATCTCTGATCCAATTATTCAGGCAGTGCCGGAGAACGCGATTGTATAATGCTCCTCAGGTCTTTGGTCTCAGGGACTTTTCCCTTGGCTGGGACCTTGCGTCCTCGCCCATTGATCTAGACCCGAGGGCATCTTGGGACTGCCTGAACCTCACGCTGACACCGTCCCGGGGATTGAAGAAGCGAGGCGGGATCCAACTCATGTATCCAACTTCGGCTGGGTCAGGGTCCTGGAAGATTACAGAGCTTCATGAGTACCCGTCTCCGACGGGAACCATGATCCTGGTGGCGATCGAGGACAAGATCCGCCACTATAGCTCCGGCTGGCACACGCTGATCGACAGCTTGACCCCTGGTAAGCGCTACTCTTTTGCGGAGCACCAGGGTTACTGCTATTTGACCAACGGCGTAGATCAGATGCAGAAGCTCTATGGCACGGATGTGTCTCGTGTCGGGCTCGTGCCCCCGGCGGCTGCGCCGGCCGCAGCGACTGGGCCCACGGGGTCTCTGGATGGGACGTACCAGTACGTTTACGCCTATGAACGGGCCACGCCCAAGGAACTCATCAGTAACCCGTCCTTGATTAGCGCGGCCGTTACTGTCGCGAGCGGATCGATCGACGTCCCGGTCGTGGCTAGCGCCGACCCCCAGGTACAGTACATCCTGATCTATCGGACGCTGGACCTGGATGCTGGCGGGGATCCGACGCGGTTCTTGTTCGTGACCAGGTTGGCCAACGCAGACCAAACCTACAACGACCAAACCGACGATGCCAACCTCACGTCAGACGTTCAGTTTGACAACGGAGCGCCGCCCCTGGCCAAGTTCCTGGTCCTGCATAAGGACATGGTCTTCTACGCCAACTGTCCGAACAAAGAGGACGGTGGAAGCTTGGTTATGTGGTCCAAGGCTGGTATAGGAGAGGCCGTGCCGTCCTTGAATTACCAGTACTTCGATCGCAAAGACGGCTACGACATCACGGGGATTGCCTCGGTCGGCGACTACCTGGTTGTCTTCAAAGAGAGCAAGCTCTTCGTGATGCCAGCAGACATGTCTTCGCAGTACTGCTTTTCTCACGAGATCGGATGTGTTGCCGGATGGAGTATCATCCAACTAGAGTACGAGATCGTATTTCTTTCCCAGCACGGCTGGTTCTCGTTTGACGGGGCTAATCTTTACGATCTCTCCCAGTCCATTCGGCGCCCAATGATCGAAGAGGGCTACATTCGGTCGGACATTCCGGAAGCCTACTACGGAGTCCACTACGCGCTCTACGATCGGTTCTATTCCCTCTGCGATCACCCGACCAACACGCCGCGCGTGTTCTGCGGTCAGCTTCTAATCCCGCTTCTCTACATTCGCAGCGGCATCTCCAAGGAGTCGGCGGAGAACATTGTTGGCTGGACGTACCACCAGTACCCTCACCATCACCTGACTTCGATGGCGATGTATCTGGATTCGGCCGGGGTATCGCGGCAGATGGGCGGAAGCTCGCTGGGCTACGTCTACAAGATGGACTTCGGGACGACGGACGAGGGCCACACTATCCCGTACCAGTGGCAATCTGGCTGGACATCCCTAGCCGCGGCGGCCACGGTCTTTAAGACGCTGCGCCTGGCAGTGCTGGCCTTCTTGATCGACCAGCCTCCGGTGGCTCAACTTGTCATCGAGCAGGACTTCTTGCCGGCAAAGATCATGAAAGACTTAGTGGCCGGGTACTCCGCTTACTGTGGGTATTGCTACTGCGGGGACATCCACTGCGGAGTGACGAACTCCAGGATCAATAGAATGTCTCTTGGCGGGAAGCCGACGCGCTTGTTCCGGTTCACTATAGCTGGAGACGATTCTTCAACATTTCAGCTTCAGTCTCTGACTCTAAACTATCGGACAGAGGGGGTAAGATAATGGCCGGCAACAACGTCCCCCTTATTCCGGATAGCGTCCCGACATCCCAGATTGTCGCTCTTTATAATGGCCTGGCGAATGCCATCAACAAATTGGAGCAGACGCCGTTTCCGACGGGGCCTACCGGCCCGTCAGTAACGGGCCCGACAGGGCCGTCTGTCACAGGGCCGACCGGCCCGTACGTTACGGGGCCGACTGGCCCTAGTGTTACTGGGCCAACGGGTGCCCCATCGACAGTTACCGGGCCCACGGGGCCGGCTAGTACAGTTACCGGGCCAACCGGACCGTTGCCGCCCGACGATGCCGGAACATTTTTGAATCCGGCAGTAACCGGCGCTCCCCCCGGCCCGACAGGCCCGACTGGCCCGTCGATCACGGGCCCGACTGGGCCCAGTGTGACCGGGCCTACCGGGTCTTCGGCGACCGGCCCAACCGGCCCATCCGTGACTGGTCCGACTGGCCCGTCGATCACGGGCCCGACTGGGCCTAGCGTGACCGGGCCAACTGGCCCGGGAGTTGGTGTTACCGGTCCGACCGGCCCGTCTGTGACCGGGCCAACTGGCGCGCAGGGTGATTCCAGCGTAACCCTCGGCCTATCCTCGGCTCAGTCCTATGTGACGTTTACTGATGATGCGTCCAGATCGAAATACTCTTCTGTTTTTGTTAAGATCAAAGAGATCAAACTAACCGCCGCATATGCGGGTTCAATTATGGCGTGGTTTGATCTCCAGACCGACACGCCAGGAAATACTGTCTATGGCCGCGTGTATGTCAACGGCGTGGCCAGGGGCGCTATCCACAGCGATGCCAGCGGAGAACAGGTCAGCTTCAGCGATGCTATTTCCGGACCGTTTAACACTAACGACCTTATCCAAGTTTACGTTCACTACGCCGCGGGCCATCCGGCCACGGCCTATGTCAGTAACTTTGATCTCTTCTTCGGATGGACTATTGCGTCGATTGATGGGCACGCTCTCGTAACGCCGTTGCCCGTAACTGATACAACTGCCTTGAGCGCCGTGGCTCAGGATCCATAATGGCCAAAGACCTTTCTCACATTGCACTGCCGATGCGGACGACCGATCCGCGACAGAATCAGTTCATGGAAAAAGTCTGTCAGAAGATCAATGACATCATTGACTATCTGGCTGTTCACGGGAATGGCCCGACAGGCCCAACGGGACCAACGGGCCCGGTTAGCTAGGGGCTATCATGGCGAGACAAATTAGACGCGGACCACAAGCAGATCTTATTACTTGCGGTCCGTTGGCAAACGGAGAACTCGGCCTTGTGACAGACACGGGGCAGGTGGTTATCGGTGGCCCAACGGGCACCTATCCGATTACTCATGTTGTTACGCCCAAGATGTACGGAGCCGCAGAAGACGGGGCCACGGACGACACGGCCGCAATTCTTGCGGCTATCGCGGCGACCCCTGCGGGCGGAGAGTTGCAGTTTAGCCCGGGCAAAGACTACTTGTTTTCTGGTAAGTTGTCATTTCCCACGAGAATAAAGGTAACAAGCAATGGTAACATCGAATCTACCTCTACCGTTGCCAGGCTTATTAAAAAGTCTACTTATAACGGAACGGGGATGGAGATTACAGCACCTTCGCTTGTTATGTCAGGCATTAAAGTAGATGGCCAGAACGGTAACGGTGGCGATGGAATTGTTGTCCTGGCGTCTGGAGTTCGCCTTGACGATGTTGCCGCACACCGCCAGGGCGGCAACGGTATTCGTATCGGAGCGGACAGCGGCGGCTATCAGGCTAATGCGTTTGTATTAACACGAATTGCTACCATAGGGAATGGTGGTCATGGCGTGAAAGTATCTAGCGCCACGACAGACGCCAACGCCGGGGTGATTCTGGGATTACAATCTGACCTTAACGGCGGCGACGGCCTCTATCTTGGAAAATGCGTAGCCAACGTCTTGGTGGGTATTTTAACCGAGGCCAACACCGGGTGGGGCGTCACCTGTTCTGCGGACTCGGTGGGCAATACGTTTGTTGGCGGCGATATGTGGGAAGGCAACGGAACTGGCCAGGTTCAAGATCTGGGCCAAAGCAATACATTCTTGGGCGTGGCCGGCATCCCAAGCGGGACTGGCGTTGGAAGAACAGTTCTTCCATGGGGATATGCTGCGTGGCCAACCCTCGTCAAATTGCTCATCAACAACGAAAACATTGCCAATGACCCGGGCTTAGCGCTGAAGATAGTCGGATATGCCGCAGACACAAGTTATTCAGCGGATGGCGTGGGCTTATTGCTTTTACACAACGCCGCGGGCAATCGCCAATTTTGGCTGGGAGATCTTATATCTGGAGCCGGTGTTAAATTTACTGGCACGCCCGGCCTTGGCGGCCATAACAAAATTTCTGGACTTGTCACCAAGCTGTATCTTCAAGAAGCCCTGGGACATCTTATTATCGGGTATCCGCAAGATCGCACGGCGCTTGTAACAATCCACAATTATTCAGGTGTCGGGTCTGACACTGTCTTGGATGTGCACGGGGCAAGCGATCAGAGTGGGCATCTGATTGATGCTGAAAACCATGGCGACAGTAACGGTGCGAAGTTTTCAGTCGATGACGCAGGCAACGTAGTGTGCGCTGGTGTTTATCAAAGCGGAAGCTCTGCTGGGGTCACTGCAGATGTTGCTGTCGCCAAAGTTGGCGGCGGCACTCGTACACTGCACTTTGTCGGGGGTCTTTATACTGGATATACGGATTCGTAAGGAGTTATCATGAGCGTTCCCACAAAACCTTGGGTTTGGGTGGACAGCGAGGGGCCCGACGGCCTCATCAATGCCGCTCGTCTAAACGACGACTTTGATGCCCTCTATGATATTCTCGATGGCCTACTGAGCCCGGACAACGTCCTGCCGCAAACGCTGGGCGGGGAGGACGCTATCTGTCTGTCTGACTCCGCCATGCAGATTAGCGCGCAGTGGTCCTTTGCGGTGGATCCGCTCTTGCCGGTGGATACGCTCATCGCCCAGCTTGGCGTTGCCCAAGCCTGGACTGCCAAGCAGACCTTTTCTGCGGGCGTTGACTTCGATAACTTTGCGGTTGAGAATCTGATTCTGAAGGCCGAGACGTTGCCGGCGGCCGGACCGGCACTGAAGGGCCGGGTGGCCTATCAGCAGAGCGACAATCACTATTACGGGTGCAATGGTTCTGCCTGGATTCAACTGGACTATATCGGTGGCTATACCGGTGGTACGGTGGTCGGCTATTCTACGAATCTTCAGGTGGACGACCTGGACTCGGAGAGCATGTTCTTCAAGACTGTGGGTGTTTCTCCGACAGTCAAGATTGCTCTTAAGGGGTTGCCGTTCCCGAAGCGACACTATGCCATTCTGGCGTACCACGACCACGACCTGACCATGAACTCGCATATTCACGCGATTGTGGATCCCGGCCACATTCACAATACCATCATGGGATCTCATGGCCATGTGGGGACGTTCGGCCTAGGTACGCACTATCATCCGATCAGCATTGCTACGCAAAAGCAATCTGTTGACCACGCGCATCAGTACCATCGACCGGCTTTTGAGTCCAGCGATTACATTTATACGCTTGGCGAATCTGCTGACCACGTCCATTCGATCCTCGGCAGTACCGACGTCCCCAGCGCTACAGGCGGGGTGCAGGACAAAGACCTCGGCACGATCGCCTCTCAGCTTGCCTACGTGGCCGCGACCGTGGCTGGTGCGGTCGCTACGGGTACGATCGCAAAGTCCGGAGTTAACGCCGGCCTGACGCTGGATACGGCTGTCAAAGCTTATGGTGACGGTCTATTGGTGGACATCGATGGCACCGACGTTACATCGCTGATTCTGGCTGCCACCGGCTGGGCTGCGATCGGTGACGGCACGAACACGCATGCGTTTCATACCACGGGGACGGGCGAGATGGACATTTCCTCGTGGTTGTCTTTTGCTCCTGGGTTGCACACGATCCGTGTTCAGGAGCCAGTTTTGGGGCGTGGCTGTAAGGTCATGCTCCATTGTGAGGTAAGCTAATGCCTTTTATGCCTGTCAGTTATTCTCAAGACAATCAGTTGATCCCGACGCAGTTGGCGCCGTCTGCCAACCCCTTCTCCATGGCCCCGTCCTTCGTGCCGGGCGTTGACACCCAGCAAAGCGGTGGCGGCCTCGGGAGTGGTATGGGTATCCTGGGTGAGTTGATGAACCTTAGCCCAGGCGGGCTGGGGGCTAGTCTTCTGACCGGCGGTGTTGGTGGTATTTTCCAGGGCCTCGGTGCCAGCATGGCCGCGGCCGCGCAGCGTCGGCAGATGCAGAAGCTCAAGGACTGGGAGTTCCAGCGTGTTCAGCAGACCCTGTCTCCCCAGGCCCTGTCGAATAAGGGTATGTACGTTAATCCCTATTCTCAGGGTGTGACTGATACCTACACCAATGCCGTCATGGGCAATCTCATGTCCAAGCTTGGCCAGGACACCCTGTCTAAGTGGGGTATCAACTTTTCCCCCGTCTCGAGCGCGGGTGAGACCGGATCGACCCAGAACCAGATGGCTCAGTACTCTAAGGGCAACGCGCAGGCGTTGCTTAATAAGTACGGCTTCGGCCAGGGATAAGGAGGCGCACGTGACTAATCCCTATCAGGGCATCGCTTCTCCTTACGCTGATCTTTATCAGCGGTACAACCGTAACCAAGACTCTGACGTCGGGCCAACGTACCAGAACCCGACCCTCGCCGGGATTACTCGCTCGGCCGCGGCCCCGGCGCCCGCTCCGAGACCATTTGGATCTCCGACGGCCGGGATCACCGGGCCCAACCAGTACGTTGGCCAGCCGGCGGCTAAGCCGGCTTCTCCGTCCGACGTCAACACAGTGGACATCACGAGCAAGCTCCCGGACTACCTCCAGAACATTGCGGGCTCGCTGGCCAGTCTTCTGAAGCCACCCACCTTGCCGATCGGCACGACCGCCAAGGAAACCCAGTCCCTTATCAATCAGAACCGCCTGAACGTTCAGGGTAACACCAACACTGCCCTAGAACAGGCCAGGGAGAGCCTTGGCCGGGCCGGGCTCGAGGGTGGGGAGTCTGGGGTTGCCGACTCGGCCTTGAACCAGATCATTCGTACCGGTCAGTCCAACTTGGCCGCGTCCAACACGGACATCATCAACAACCTCATCCAGCAGCGTTTTCAACAGAATGCTGCTCAGCAGCAGCTATACCAGGGCCAGCTTGGGACATTGGCCAGCCTCATGGGTGCTCTATATCCGTCGGCTACGTTCGCTCAGCAGTTCCCCTATGAGCAGCAGCAGGACGCTCTTAGTCTTTTGCAGGCTCTCTACGGGAATACGATCAATGCTGGGCAGAGCGCTTGGGCCCCGTACATGAGCGCAACCGGAAGTATTTACAGTTAAGGAGCTACCATGGCAGACCCTAGCATCGGCGCCGGTCTTTTTAGTGGGCTATCCGAGGGCCTGCTCGGCTGGGCGAAGTCTCGAAACGAGGCCGCCGACGCCGAGGCGGAGCGCCAGTCTGCCTGGGCCGACTTTGTGGCAAAGAGCAGATTTCAACAGGACTTGTCTGATGCTGCCAGTGACAAGGCCCTGAAGCGTCAGGAGGCCCTGTACGATTACGAGCAGCGGGCGAAGGCCTTCGCCGACCAATACGACAATGACCCGGACTTGGCTCCGATCGTCAAGAGAGTCCTCACAAACGATCCGACCGTCACGGCCCAAGACAAGGCCATCTACAATGCGGCCAGAGAGGCGTTTGGCCATCTCTCGGCCGGACAGGCGCTGCCTGATGCCGTCCTGGCCAACGTGGGGGCCGTGGGGATGCCTGTGGGCACGCATGCCCACATCTTGGCGGTCAACCAGGCCAACAAGGACGTTCTGGATCAGAAGAAGCGCGCTGCCGAAGCCTTGACGTCGGAGACGGAGCTTCGTAGGGCTCAGGCGGAGGACATCGCTGAGCGCCCGTGGAAGCTGACAGTACAAGAGCACGGAAAGGATGAGCGGGCCCGGGCAACACAGAACAAGGCTGCCGGGGTGTTGATGGGTCAGTACGATACCGCGATCGCTAACTACAAGATTAAGCAGGCCGCTGCCCAGAAGGATTACGCGGCCGCCAAGACAGACGCGCTAAAACAGGCTGCGGTAGCCAAGCTGGATGCCTACGGCAAGGAGATCGACCGGATTAAGGCCCTCAAGGAACAGGTCAAGAACACGTCCCTGTCGCAAGCCCTCGTTCAGGCCGAGACGTCGAAGAGCCCTGGCATGCAGGAGATTGCTGCTACGATCGGTGAAACTCTCGCCGCGGCCCCTGAGCCGACGCAAGAGGAAAAAAGTCAGGCACAGCGAGAGGCGGCCAGCAGGAAGCTTCCTCCGGGCATGGAGAAGAAACACGGGGTAGTAATGCCGATCCCCAGCGAAGCCGTAAGGAACCTGGAGTTCGAGAAAGAAACCAACGCGATGGCGTGGCCAGGGCCCGGAGGTACGATTCCTCCTGCCGGGACAGTAACCAACAAGCCTAACCCGAAAGACGTGCCCGAGGAAATGCCTCCCTCTATCGATCGAGCTATCGACGGGCAGCTTTATCGGACAGCCAAGGGGTTGGCGCGGTGGGACGCTTCTAAGAAGAAATTCATCGGAGTGTAGCCATGGCTGATCTACCGGTCGATCCCAATGCCTTTCCGGCAGGATTTGAGTTGCTGAAGCGGCTACTGAGCGTCTTTACGGCGCCAGGGCCTCTTGCTATACAGAATCTCCCCGGGGCGGTCTTTAGGCCGGAGATCATGACGGGATCTCCGAGGACACAGCAGGAGGCATGGCCTCCGCCAGAGCCGCCCGTTCCATCCACGCCGCCCGGGTTTGATCTAGACATGTCGAAGATCTCCCCGGCGCCGCAGCTTCCTCCAGAGCTTCAGGCGTACATGATGGCCCTGCAGAAGCGGCAACTACTTAGCCTCATCCCTCAAGGTAGGTAATGGAATTTACTTTCGACGAAGCCTCTGACCAGACCGGTAAAGAAATCAGTCCGGTCGAGGCCTACCGGTTTAATCCGAAACAGCCTACCGGGCCAAAGGAGTTCTCCTTCGACGAAGCTAAGCCCGCGGAACAGACCGATGAGGTAGCTAACTTCCTACACGAAGCTGCTGCCCAAGGTATCCATGGCTATGCCGCCATCTTGGCTGGGCTCGAGGCTCTGGGCCCAAGGAAGATCGGGGAGTGGCTCGGCCAGAAGAAATTCCTACCAGACTGGATGGAAGAGCAGGCTGAGGCGCAGCACGCCAAGACTCACCCGGGCTTGGCCCGGGACATCGGCGGCGCTGTTGGCGGCCTGTCTACTCTGCCTGTGTATGGAGCCCTGTCCGAACTTATCGGACCAGTCGCAGCTTTTGCGGCGCTGGGGGGTATTCAGCACGCCCCAGAGGGCTTTGGACAGACGATCAAGGGCGCTGGCGTGGGGGCCTTGACCGGGGCCCTCCTGGGCCCTGCTGGCCGCCTTTCTGAGTACGGCGCCCTAGGCAAGCTGGCGTCGATCCCTGCCCAGGCCGGGGTCATGGCAGGGACAGGGATGCTTGAGGGTGGCACGAGTCGGGAAGACATCCTTAAGAACGCCATCATGGGCGGTGGTTTCGGGGCCTGGGGCTTGGCTAAGCAGCACCTTGCTATGCGTCAGTTCTACAGAGAGCAGGCCCAGGCTCTCGGCGCTACGGACGAGTCCGTTCGACCGTATGGTGGATACAAGAAGTGGCTCGAGACTTCTCCAGAAGCCCGGGCTAGTGGCATCGCTCCAGAGCCGAAAGCCCCGGCCGAGATGTCCTTCGAGGATGCGACAAGTCCGGCCTTTCGAGAAGGCTTGCCGGATCGGCGAGGGAACACCGAGACTGAGACGCGTTACCGGGACATGACCCAGCGGGTCATGAATGGTGAAGGCACTCCGGAAGAAGAGGCTGCCGTGCGCGGATCTCAGATCC